CCCAGGGCAATTCTGCCCTGGACCAACTAATAGTGATGGTTGCTTTTAAAGAACTTTTACTACACCGGAGGTGAATGTTATGAAAAAGTCTCGTGAGCTCCCTGCTAATGCAGGAGTGACGCAAGGTCGCTATTACAGCGGGTCAGGAGGGAGTGCGTGGTACAGCACTTTCCCGGCCAACTGGAATCAACCAATTCCGTGGCAATATGGGATGGACCGGCTTGACGCCGAGTACATCCCTGTCACTGGTTGGGGCAGCCAAACGTTTGAGTCCACGACCCATGCACGGCCCAGATTTAATGCCTGTGATAATTATAGGCAGCAAATCATTACTGTGCCGTTTTCGATCCTGTATGAGCGGTACAATTACCCCGCTCAGGCCTTATTTAGGTGGTTATATATTATTAACCCCTGGCCAACTATTAGAACAGGAACGAAGATACCTTACCTTAAGTTAGGTGATGTATCATGGGCTGCGTGTGATGATACGCAGAGACGGGCCTGGTGGTCAATGCAGCCGCGGTACGAGTCCGAGATCTCAGCTCTCAATTTTTTATGGGAGTTAAAGGATTTTGCATCCATAGCACGGAAGTTCCGTAAGATTAACTTTAGGAACCTCTCGCGTGATCTTGGAAAGATTCGTACTAGGTTACGGAGGGAGCTGAAAAAGCTCCGAGGGAAGTATCCACTTACAACTTTGAAGGATACTCTCAACTCCATCACACGACTTATAGCCGAATTGCACCTCACCAAAGAGATGGCGATCGACCCGCTTGTTGCGGATACGATCATTATCTTAGAGGAAGCGAGGACAATCATCGATCAAGTTCAAGAACAATTCCAGGTACGCGGTAAATCCGCGCAAAGGTCATACTACTCCGAAGAATTGGAGCAGCTCGATAATCTAGTTTACAAAAACGATAATGATTATTGGAGACCTTCTGGGAACTTTTCCGACGTGCATTTCAACGCTACGCTTGAGTATTCTTACTCATATAAGATGCGTAACGAGCACGATGCCATACGTAGGCATTACGGGCTAGACGTCACAGGTAATTCTATTTGGAATGCCATACCATTTAGTTTCCTCGTCGACTATTTTTTCAACGTCGACGCGGCCATTCGTAACATGGCAAAAGATCCAAACGTTGACCTCAATGTTATCCAATATTGTGAATCATTGGATAACGTAACCCAAGAGGGTTATTTTGTAGTCAACGACGCTAGGATGCATGATTTCTATTGTCCGGACTATAACATTAAGTCCGTATCAACAATAGGAAGCCGCCCTTTAGTACTTTCAGGGTGTAAAGTATCCCACTATCGAAGGAGAGTGACGTTACCTAACAAGGGAACGGCATTACCAAGACTTACCTTACCTTCAAAAGGTCAGGTTAGAAATATCTTGGCTCTCACTCGGGTGCTCTGGTAGAAACTTCCAGAGTTAGTGAAATGGTGTAGCCGACTTCGTTCCTACGGTTAACCCCGTGGGCGTTATACCGGACACGATAGTCCGTTTATTGTATATAACACTATAGGAGATAAGACCATGGGTTTATTCACAGATCCAATGACAATTAACGACGGCAGTGGTGATCGGATATTTTCTTTCCGAGCTCAGCAACCGGATTCTAAATCGGTTGTCGGTGATTACATCGAAGACGCGGCTGCAATAGCAGCTCAGTCTCTGATCGTGGTTAAACACGATACCAAACCTACCGCCCCGCGACACCTTGTGCAACGTACGATTCACATCGTACCGGCAGCTAACCCGGATTCTGTCTTGAAACGAGTGACGTTTAATTTAACGCTCACTTGTGACAAGGAGTTTACGGTCGCTGAAGTAACACCTGAATATGTGTTATTTCTTGATGCCCTGGGTGAAACCGACTTCTTGGCAGGCTTTATGTCTTCCAAGATTTAGAGTTATCAAACTCAAATCTGGAGGAACAAAGCATGTTTTGGAAATTCGTTAAATCACCCGTTGCTAACTTGGTGTGCGTGACAAACATTGTTGTGCGCATGATGATCCATGGCTGGAGACCCAGATGGTTAATACCACCGAGTCTGAAAAGCCAAAGGAATCACCGGTTCTCCGGTGTCAATCAGTTAGGGGAAAAGCTAAACCCCGAGAGAAGGCTAATCGAGTTGGGAAACAACGGAGCTCTAGCGAGCGACAGCGTTTCCTTGCTACTCATGACATTGTTTGTGAGTATATTCTCAGTCTTCTTACTGATTGTTTTGATAGCAACCCACTATATGAGCGAACTGACTTTGAGCGAGACTGTGTTACAGTCTCTACTCGATTTCACCATGAAGGACTGAGTTTTGCAACTCAGACACTTCCCAGTTTTTTCGATAGCTTATTAAGTTATCTGGAAACTGGAGATTCGGCCTATCCTGGCTTTACATTAAAGCGTGGATGTACATACCCTGTATTTCTACAGCAGCTAGTAGCGCCAATCTATGATGACTCATGTAGTGCACGTGCGGTCTTAAATGTAGACCAGTTATATCAGGTTTGCATTGCCTTCAAAAAATTGGAGGGCCCGTACAAACAAAGTGTACTCGACAAACAGTTGGTCGAATTCGAGGAGACGGACGCTGAAATAAAAAATATTGAATTTAGCGCCGAGCCCAATATGGACATACTTCGTCGTGCCAGACAGCTTATAGGCAGAGTCGTAAAAGGATTAGATCCCTTTGATCCTGACTTCGCTGAAAAGTTCTTGCCCCGTCCGGGGCCTGGTGCAACGAATACTCCCACCGAACCTCACATGAGATTCCAACCTCATGTGAAGTACACTAAATTAACTGAGGCTTTCGATTATGAAGAATGGTTTTATCCACCTTCATACCCGCCCCGTGGCCGTAGGCCATGGGATCTCAGAGTTGGAAAAGCATCTCGCGAGCCACTACAAGTGGAAAGCGAGCCAACCTCACGTCTTAAATTCGTTCCTAAAACGTTTACAAAGGCCAGAGGTATATGTATAGAGCAACTGGAAACTCAATATCTCCAACAGGGCATAAAAAATGCTCTGTATGATCGGATAGAATCCCACCCCGAAACATCAGGGCTGGTAAACTTTACCGACCAGAGTATTAATGGAGATTTGGCATGCAAGGGTTCTGGAACCGGAAAGGTCGCGACGATAGATATGTCTGCGGCATCTGACCGAATTTCCAGAAAACTAGTAGCATACCTGTTCGCTGATAATGAGGCCCTATTAAAAGGTATCCTCACCCTGTCAACGGACATTATTGAGCTGCCCACGAAGAAGAAGCATTATAAAAACTTGCTTCATTCGGCCAAGTATGCGCCGATGGGCAGTGCACTTTGTTTCCCTATCATGGCTTTGGTGCATTACGCACTTATCAAGGCTATAATAGAGCTCTCCGTCCTCCCGCGAAGTAAACGATACCCGGTGTACGTTTATGGCGACGATATTATCGTGCCCTCTGAATGCGCACAACCAATTTACGACTGGCTCCCAAGGTTTGGGATGAAGCTCAACGAAAAAAAGAGCTTCTACCGGTCAAGGTTTCGGGAATCGTGCGGGACTCACGCCTACAACGGCATGGACATAACCCCATCACGCTTTAAAAGCGTGATAAACAACACTTCATCGAACGCTGAGCTGATCTCCGCCCTCCGAATTGAGGGTTGCCTTTTCAACAAAGGCTTTAGGAAAACAGCTGAGTTAATTCGCACTTCAATCCTCAAGGTAAGACACTTTCGGGCAGGTCAATTCCCGTTTGTGTCCCCAAAATCGCAAGTACTCGGATGGATCCGAGAAGATTGCGATGCGCCGCATAGCCGGGTTTCTCAAATCCGTGCTCGACGCTGGAACGAAGACTATCAGTTTCACGAATACAAGGTACCCGTGATTGTGCCTTACTTATTGCCTGTGCCGACTTTGTCGGATGAGGCTGGTTACCTTCGCAAGTTGGTGACCCGTGTACTGAAGAATGCGAAGAAGGTGAATGGTTCTTGCGAGGACCTTAGGGTCCGCCACAAGTGGTTACCGGAATCACTCTTTTAACAGGTGTTGATAAAAGAGATAACAACAGTAACCTGGGGCGAGTGTGTCAGTTTGTAAGCTGATACTCTTTATAGCACTATTATGTGCTACAAATGGGGCATGACTAGTTTAATCGTCATGACATTAGCGAAC